GTACATGATGAAAAACTGTAACCTCTCTGTTGGCGATCCTGACACATCGGTCACGGCTTGGGCTGAAGTAGCTGAAGCTGGTGCGCTGATGGATTCTGTCGGTGTTCCCGGTGGACCTGGCGACCGTTGTTACTGCATCAATCCTTACACTCAGACCACTCTTGCCGGTGTTCAGAATGGGTTGAGCACAGTTGATGACCTGGTTCGTCCTGCATTCGTTGACGCGGTTGTGAATAACAACTTCGCTGGAATGCGCGTGATGAAGTCCACGGCTCTGGCTACTTACAGCGGCTCCACGCTGGTTGACAGGGTTGGTACTCTCTCCGGTACGCCTACAGCGACTTACGCGGCAGCCAAGGACACAATGACCCAGAGTCTTGCGGTTACTGGCATGACAACGGCGGGCATCGTGAAAGCGGGCTCTATCATCGAGGTGACTGATAACAGCAGAAACCGACTCAACATCTCAACTAAGCAGGAAATTGTCGGTAATGCCGGTGGTGCTGTTAAGTGGAGAGCGGTTGTGACGGCTGACGTTACTCTGTCCGGTGGTGCTGGAACGCTCGTATGTGCTGGCCCGGCGATCTATGAAACGGGTGATACCTCTGGGTATAACACTGTTTCTAGTGCGCTGACCTCTGGCGATGCGGTTGAGATATTGGGTACTACGGCTTTGACGTACCAGCCTAATATGTTCTTCCACAAGGACGCTTTCTGCATCGGCTCTGTCCCGATTCCTAAGTTGTATGCAACAGATACCCTGTTGACAACGAAGGACGGTATTCAGATACGAATCAGTAAGTTCGCTGATGGTTTGGCAAACAAGCAGATTGTACGTTTCGACATGCAGCCTGCTTACGGCACCTTTAACCCGTTCTTCGCGGGCCAGGGTTACGGTAATCCTTAAACCTCTCTAGCCCCCTTCGGGGGGCTTTTCCTTTTACTGGAGGGTTTAATGACCATTGCTGAAACAATCATTAAGGATGCTTTCTCGGAGGTTACTAATACCAACGACGAAGCCCCTATAGAATCTGACGATATGGCGTTTGCTATTCGGACGTTGAACCGAATGGTGGCTGCATGGAATTTCTCAATCGGTTGGACTGTTATATCCAGTTCTGCCGATACCATCACTGTCACGGCGGTAGCTGAGGAAGCCTTGGTTAAGAACCTGGCGCTTCGTTTGGCTCCATCGTATGACGGCGTAGTCACTCAAGACCTCAAGAGCGATGCGCGGGGCTCTCTTGCCTCATTGCGGCGGGCGACTATTACCATTCTCCCATCGACATTACCTTCTCGACTCCCAACGGGTACGGGGAACTTCATCGACTCTACTTTCTATCCGCCTCAAGGCGCTGAACTCATCACTGAAGAGGGCGGCAGTATTCTGCTGGAAGACTAATGGCTACGGATAAGAAAATCACAGGATTAACCGGGGTTACTACCCTGGCAGATGGAGCTTATGTCACTGGTGTAACGGCGGCTGGCGATAACTTCAAGATGCTGTTTTCTGACTTCAAGGCGCTGTTCACTGAGGTTGGCGACCCCACGACGGTCACGGTGAGTGCTGACTATACGATTACTCAATCTAACGTCATTGTTATTGTGACGGGTTCCTCTGCGGTCACTATCACTCTCAAAGCTACCTCTGACATGAACGACAAGGCCACCATTATACGGGTTGGTACAGCCACGGTGACGGTTGACGGCAATGGTGTCAATATCGCCGGATCTCCCACTCAAACACTCGGCACGATTTACGATGTGCTTAATACGCTTTCACGACAGACAGAATGGGTACTTGCAGCATGACATACTTAGGCTCGCCAGGTTTCGGCATTGAATCCACGCTCAACTCGACCACGACACCATTAGCCGGCTCTGCAACCTTTACCGGCACAGGTGAAGAAAATACGTTTCCTGATATTTTTGTGATGACGAAATCGGACGTTTCGGGAACCTTGTACTTTGATTTTTCCCCAAACGGCACTAACTGGGATTCCACCTACCCGGTGTCGGGCTATGTCTGCGGTGCCGGTGTGCCGGAGGTTCATATAGCAAGAAAGGCCGGGCGTTATTTCAGGCTTCGCTACGTTAACGACTCTGGCGCTCAAAGTTATATCCGTCTGACCACCTATTTCGGCACTTATAGCGAATTGATGGCCTCTGCCAACCAGCCTCTAGGGAGAGATTCCGACGCAAAGGCGATAAGGTTATATGCAGACCCACAGGACGAGATTGTCCTTGGGCAACGGTCTGGCGTTAATCATTACAACAAATTCGCTTATCTGCCTGACCTTGACACTACCGACGGGGCTATATTAATCACGGCTGATCCTGCAAAACCTGCCTTACCAGAGGTATTGACCACGGCGGAAACATTCAGTATTGCGTTTAACGACACGACAGACGGCGAAGGCACGACCGGAGCCCTGACGATTTATTTTGATTACGTTGACTCGACCGGGGTGCGGGCGGCAGGGACACATACTCTCTCGACCACCTCGCCTGATACCACTTCCTTTTCAGGGCTTGGGATTAACAGGGTGGCGGTCGCGTCCTCTGGCTCGGCAGATGTAAACACAAACGCTATTACGATCACCTCATCATCAAGCGGAGGGGTTCAGGCTTATGTTCCTGCCCTTCAGGGCGTGACTCAGCAAGCCATATTCCATACGCCATCGAACGCACAGTGTGTGACGAAGTTTCTTTATATCAACGCCAATAAGTTATCAGGAAGCTCACCTATCGTGACTTTTAAGGGTTGGACGCATAACAGAACGGTCGATACCAAGTTTGAGGTATTTAGGCACCTTATGGATACGGCTGTGGAGAACACAGTCAACATCAACGAGCCGATAGGGTTTAAGTTGTCGGCTGGAGACATTCTGTATTTTACAGCGGAGACTACGGTTAGTAATACAATAATAGGCTCCTTGCGCTTCTCCCTGAATGAGTACGAAAACAACTAATAAAGGGGTTTCCTTTGCAGCTAGACATCTACGGCGGGTATTACGAGAGCAACAGCCTGCCTGTGTCTGCTCAGAGGCTGGTAAATGCCTATGTCCAGACGCCGGAAGTTGAGGGCGCTTGGTCGAGCCAGGTTATCTTTCCGACGCCTGGTTTAGAGCAGAAGCTCACGACCGGACTGCTCAATAGCCAGAATCGCGGCTCTCACGTTATGGCCGGGGTGCCTTACTTCGTTAACGGTCAGGCTTTGTATTGTGTCGACTCGGTCAATGTCGCTACAAACCTCGGCACCATTCCCTCGATCAATGCCCGCGTATCAATGGCCGATAACGGCACTCAGTTAATGGTGTTGGTGCCTGGCGGTAACGGGTATATCTATGACAAGGATCTAGGAACGCTGACCCAGATTGTTGCGGCTGGCTTTACGGCCAACGGTGCGCCTCAGTATGTGGTCTATGTAGACTCGTACTTTGTCTGCTCGACCGACTCCAAGAAATTCATTATCTCCGGTGTCAATGATGGTTCCACGTGGAACGCTCTGGACTTCGGTAGTGCTGAAGAAGATCCTGACGATATTGTGGCTCCTTGGGCCTTCAAAGGTCGCTTGTACATGGCTGGCTCAGAGACATTTGAACCTTTTACCAATATCGGCGGGGCTTCCTTCCCGTTTCAATCTATCCAGGGCGGTTTGCTGAATGTTGGGCTGGATGCGCCTTCTTCCCTGGTTGACGGTCGAAACCACTTCTATTTCGTTGGTGGTGGTGAGAATGAGAAAGCAGCCATCTGGCGAACGACTGGCCAAACGCCAGAAAGAATCTCCACGGCTGCGGTTGAAACGGCCTTACAGGGTCTGTCTGCCACGCAGATAAGCAATATTTACGGCGTTTCGTATTCGGAAGAAGGCGGGTACTTTGTTGGCTTTCACCTGCCGGACACTGCTTTTTATTACAACGAGCTCAACAACAAATGGCACGAACGCACATCAAAGGTCGATGGTGATACTAAAGGCTGGCGGGTTGCCTCGATGGTTGAGGCTTATGGCCGTAATTACGTGGGCGACACCGAAGATGGGCGCATAGGAACGGTAGATTTTGATAATTATTCAGAATACACCGATGACTATATCCAGCGGTTATTGGTAACGGCACCCTTCAACAATGAGGCGAATACCTT